CAGCTCTTTGTTCGGCCTGGTGAGCGATGCGATTGAGGCCTTGAGCTGCGTCACCACCTCGTTGGTAGATCCCGCTACGCCCGTGCCCGTTGCCATGATAGCCCATAGCTCCTCTTGCGCAACGCCGAAGCCGGCAACGATTGGGATAGCCTTGCCCATTGAGGCGGCCATTTCGGAGAAGGTTGTCTCGCCGGCCGCCACTGCTGCAAAAGCCATGTCTGCAGTTTTCTGCAGGGCCTCGGAGCTGGTGTCTCCGTAGTTCTTGGTGACGGTCGAGAGCAGCTTTAGCGCGTCGGCGATGTTGGAGACGCCGGCAATAGACGCCTTGGTTGCAACCTCCAGCTGCTTTACGTTATCCGTGCTTTCGCCAAATGCAGAAATGACGGCATACAAGCCGTCCGCGATTTCGCCGGTTCCCTTGCCGGTTTCCACGGCTAGGCGCTGCACCTCTTCGCGCAGCGCCTTAACGCCCTCCACGCCCTTGGTGGTCATCGTGGAGACGTTAGCCATCGACCTGTTGAGGTCTACTGCAAATTTGGTTGTAGCAACTGCGGCAGCGGCCAGCGGCAGGGAAAGCGCGGTGGACATCTGCTTGCCCATCGTGTTGAGCTTATAGCCCAACTGCCGCAGCTTCTTTTGAGCTTTGTCTATGTCGCCCTGCAAACCGGCGGAGACAAGCTCCATGCCGATTTCAACTATCCCGACGCGCCGCCTGGTTGCCAATGTTTTGAGCCCTATCTATGTAAGCGTTTCTGATGCGTCGATCCAGCTCCCGCGCTTGAGCCTCTTGCTCGGGCGTCATCGTCGGCCCGAGGTCCTCAAGGCTTGCAAAATATTGCTTGGCCTGCCGAGGCTTGGCGCCCTTGCGCATTGCGTCCTTGGTCAGCAGGAGATTGTCGACGACAGCGCACAGCGTCCCCATCCGAAAGTCTTGGAGCTTGCATTGCTCATCGTCCCTATTTCGTTTCAGATCGAGCATTGCAAAAAACTGTGCAGGCGTTAGGTCAAGGAACTCGTCCTCGCTTAAACCAAGATCGAATCGGCCAACCGCGTACAGCTCCAGCCAGTCCCACTCTTTGGCGGGCTCGCCTACTTCGCTGTTGGCCTCTTCGCCTTTTTTGAGGAGCGGGCCCCCTTCTTGCTTTTTGAGTCTGGCGTTGCGCGGCCTTCGGCCTTTGCAATCGAGTTAGCCAGACCAACAAACTCGGACGGTAGAACCGCATCGATCAGATCGTCCACCGTGGCAAACGCTCCACGGTGATGCTTCATTAGACCCGCCCACAGGATTACGGAAATCCGCTCCAGCTGGGAGGCGTCCGCGTTTGCAGGGTTCAACGATTTCACGAGAGTCTCGGAAAGCTCGCCAGATTTGCCGAGCTTCTCCAACTCAATCATCGCCCTAAAGCCAAAAACGAACCGGTACGATTTACCGCCAATAACAACTTCAGTCTCGGGTACAGCCTTGTTTGCAGCGCTCATGAGAAATAATTCCTAACGTAAACGTGAACTATGATCGGGTGATCGCTCCGCTGATTGACAGCACGCAGGCCATCGTCACGGCGCCGTCAATGGCAGCACTGCGCGATAGCTGGGTGATGTACGCGGCGAAGGCCTCCTGTTCCGCTCCAGCATCGGTATGCACCATCTGGAAATTACGCAACGAACGGGCCGTGAAATCCGTGAACAGCTGAATGTGATATGTGTCGGTCGAGTCGTAATAGATATCGAACGAGACAGTCCCGCCGCTTAAGAATGTCGGCACCACGTCCCTATAGTTCGTGCTGGATCCGTGATGGGTCACATCCAGAATTTCGCAGGCGTACTCCGGGCCTCGGATATTTGTAACGCCCATAAGCTCGTTGAACGTTTCAGATGATGTGCCGGTGCCGATTTTGATAGCGGTTCCGTATGCACTCTTTGCCGCGTATGTCATCTAATCCCCCTCAAAAAAGTTGAGGCCTATGCCTCGTTGTGAAAAATGTCGTACTGCTGAATCAGCCGAAACTTCTGCGTTTCCGGTTCGAGATCGTCGAACTCGGTTACAAACAAAATTGCGTTGACGCTCACTGCGCCGGACAGCACGCCCTGCTTGCCTTCAAGGGCCGCGCGAACTTTCTGCCCTAACGCCTTAGCGCCTGCGTAGGTGGTCGCCCAGCAGTCGATCTGGAAGCGGGCCACCTCATAACCCCCGTAGCCCGAGGCCCCGTGATGCGCGGGTCTACTCGTTGAAATCTTGGTAAAGACCAGGGCAGGCATTGCGCTTGCTTGGCGCAGGACGAGCGGATCGATGCGAGTGCTCACCAGGGTTGTGATCGCCGATTGGGCCAGGAGATATGCCGCAAGGGAGCTGCCGATCATTTCGTTCCCATCTTTGCCAACACTTTCTCGAATTGCCGCTCGGCCTCGACTAGTGCGGCCTCGGTTGCCGCGTCTGCCTTGATGTCAAATGTTCGTTGCGTGAAAGCGTTTGGCGCAGCCCGTCCAATGTACTTATCGCCGATGAATGCCCGATGCCCGTGCTCGACGTTCCATGCGTGCGGAGCCTTGGCCCAAATTCGCGCGGTGATTCCCGTCGATCCCCATCGCTCCCGCCTCGACGTTACGGATGCTCGCAGGCCGCCCGCATCCCGTGGCCGCTTGAATATATCTTGGCTTGGCCCGAGCGGAGCCTGTACCCGCATTTCGTCCTCAAACACGCGGCTACCCACTCGTAAAGCGTTCATGGCCACCTTGTCCTGAGCAGCAGCCGGCAGCGCGCGGAGCTTCTGCAGGATCTCCTCGATTCCCCTTACTTCAAACTTAACTGCAGGCCCCTTCGCCATTTCCTCAAGAATCCTTCCGCGTAGCCGTGATCTCTATTTCCTCTCGCCATCCGATTTCCCGAATGCCCGTGATGTCCCAAATCGTCCCGCCCTCATTGATCCGGTACGTGCCTTCGGTGAGGCCGCTGCGCCACCAGACATAAAACCGAGCTTCCCTAACAGCCAGCTCACGAGCCGCTTGAAAACGCTCGCGCCCGCCGATGTCCTCTTTTTTGGCCCAACAGGTAGCGTAGGTTGACCAGGTTTCAGCAACCTCATTGAACGAGCCCCGGGCCACTGAGAGCGACTCGATGATGATTTGCCGATTCTTTTCTCCCGCATGGTCTGCCATCTCAGTACTTAACCCTGTAACGACGGAGCACGGCCTTGAGAAACTCGGGCAGCTCGTCCTGCTCGGGCGTGCCGAATCTGCCGGACACCTCGTCAGCTCCGAGCATCGGCGTGCGGTTGGTGGAGTAGTGGGCAACTGCGTATTTCATGGCGGTCTTGATTCCCTCGGGAACATTCGAGGCCGCAGTGCCGTACCCCGCAGTGAATTGGATCTGCACTGCGTTGAGGTAGTCGCCGAGCGTCGGCCACGAGTACGACGGAATCGGCTTGATGCGGTTCGGCTCCTGCAGCAGATCTGTCTGATAGTTGCTCGCGGTGATTGTCTGAAGCGTTCCGTTGGAGTCGTAGTATTTGACAAACGCCACAGCGGAAACTTTGGAACGGGGCAGGAGGATGCAGCTATCAGCGGGCCACTCGTCTAAGTAATAGTTCCAAGTGGTGTTGATGAACGAGCGGTTGCAGAAATCCTCGCACGCCTCACGAGCGGTGTCGATATACAGCCCGATCAATGTATCGTCGGTGCTGATGTCGTCGCGCTTCATATGCGTGCGAAACTCAGCGGCAGTTATCACCGCCGTTGATGGATCTGCCGACCGCTTTGCAAAGCCTACCTGCCCCATAGTCCGCCCTACTAGAGCACTCCCTTTCTCTGCGGCTGCTTGCCGCTGTCGCGTTCAAGAGGCTCGCTCCTGCGCCTCTCTTCGTTAACGCGCAGAACCTTGGCAGCCTCAACCGCAGATTCCTCAGCGGCTCTGCCAAGCCCTACCTCGACCGCATAGCCGCGCTGAATAAAATCCTGCGCCTGCTCAACAGGCAGAGCGTAGGTATTGCGCAGCGCTGGCGAGTACCGCTGGAAACATCCCAGCGGCCCCGCCGCTAATGTGAGCATTTTTACTTCTACCGTCTTAGCCATATGGGTACAGTCTCCTCGTTTAGTTAAGAGCCGGTGTTAGCTTTCCGGCATTGTGAAAGTCCAGCTGGTGATGTTCACCGTTCCACCAGAGACGATGCTGATGGTGTTCATGATCATGTCCGCGTCAGCCGCTGCGCACGTTCCCTGAATGACCGCAGTTCCGGCTGCGTTACACGCCCGGAAAAAGGCAGCATCGCCAGTATCGTTTGCTGAGCTGTCGCCAGTTACCGCGTTGGCAGTAGCCACGCCAGCCGCAGCTGCACCAAATGCAGTCGCGTTCAGAGTCAGCTGAGCCAGCAAGGTTTGATCGGTGATCGCCGTATCTACGTCAGCCGGAACTCCACTGCCGACGCTATAGATTTTTACTGAGCCAGTGCCGCCAACATCGAGCAGATCAACAACTGCATTGCATGCAGCATTTGCCGCCGCTTCAGAAATCCGAGTTACCGCTGCCATAAGTTATCTCCCATCAAAAGCGCCTCCACGCGGGTAAGCGCGGTTAAACTGTTAGCTAAACGCGATGATGTCCGACGCCGTCGTTCCCGTGCTTAACACTTTGCGAACTCGAAACGGCAGCCAAGCGCCGTTGGGAATGTTATCGAGAATGATGGACACCGGATTGTCTGCCATTACGAGGGCGACGCTGCCGCCAGTTCCGACCCACAACCCACGAGTGAGCTTGGTCAACTCGTTCGTGTTGTGCGGAGTGACGGCCTCCGCATAACGCGCCGGTGTGTTGAGCCCCTCGATCCAACTTGCAAAATCATCTGTTGCGGCCATTTCTAAACTCTCCCAGCCCTATAAACCCCACCGACTTCTGACATCGGCCTCGATGGTTCCCCGATTTCCCGCCGACACCGCGCCTGAAAATAAGAACCCCTCAAAGAGCTTGCCGTTGTAGTAGCCAATAGAAGCTCGAAAGCGTCGAATGCGCCCTGAATGCAGGCGCCGTGCGTGAACCACAACCACCAGAAACAGGCCAGCGCCGCGAGGATGTGTGCTGTGATTATGTCGTGCGCGAGCTGCCTCATGAAATTCCGAACTCCGTCTTGAGGGCAGCGCGGATAGT